GTCATGGCGGCAGGGCGGCCGTAGAGATCGCGACCCCCTACCCCTCGGCTTCCGCCTTCGCCTTGTCCGATGAGTGGTGATGGGCGCACAACGGCTGCCAGTTCGCCTCATCCCAGAACAGCACCATGTCCCCACGATGCGGCTTGATGTGGTCAACGATGGTTGCAGCGCCGACCCTGTTCTCTGCCTCACACATCACACAGAGCGGATGCTTGGCGAGGAAGCGCAGCCTGGCCCGTTGCCATCGCGCCCCATAGCCACGCTCAGCCGTGGTCTTGCCTTCCCGCCAACTGTTCGGGTTCACCGTCTGGAGCCTTGGCTCCGCTGTCAGTACCCGGGGCTTCAGCGTTAGCAGCTTGCGGCTCACGGCTATTCCAGTTGATGCCAGCCCAATTCGCCTCGACCGCCTGGCGATCCTCTCGGCGTCGGTGGCTGCCCTTGCCGCTCATTCCTGCTCGTCAGGCTCGAACGTGAAGGTGGACACCGCAAGCGTGATGGTCACGCTCGCTACCTCATCGGTGTCCAGTAGCCTTGGCTCAAACGCCAGAACGCCATCCACCTTGTGCCCATTGATGTAGACCCGGCCCTTGCCGCCCAGCGTGTAGCTCGCGGCCTTGCCGTAATGCGCCAGCTTGACGTGGTTCATGCGTAGCTATTCGTCCCCACATCCAACCCGCTCACGGACGTGGTGGTGATGAGTAGGTCAGCCTGGAAGGTCGTGCTGTAGCCCGTCCGCGTCACATCCGGGCTTCGATCCTTGACCCCGTTGCGGGTGTAGTTCGGGCCGAAGCGATTGCCACTCACATGCAGCCCCTTGCCCGACAGCAGGCGCAGGCCAGTCGCCGAGTTCCAGCCGATCTGGTTATTCACGAATGAGACGTTGCTGGCCCCATTGACCACCGCACCGTTGCTCTTGTTGATGCTCGACAAATCCATGCCGCCGATCTGGCAGTTCTGCACCGTCACGCCGTCGATAATCCCGCCATCGCTACGTTGCAGGACGTTGATCCCGTACTTCGCATTGCTGGGGAATCGGCAGTTGTCGATCAAGACGTTCTTGCAGACCTGACCCGGTTCGGGCTCGATGTCCACGCCACACTGCGGGCTGGTGCCGTTCGTGTTGCTGAACTCCGAATTGACCAGCTTGACGCCCACGCCGTCCACGATGGAGCAGCCCTGACGCCGGTTGTTCGTGGAGACGCAGCCGTCAATCACTACATCATCCGACGAGATGCAGATGCCGTCTCCGGTGCAGTTGGACACCTTCAGGTCGGTGATCGTGCCGCGTCCGCCGCCATGCACCGCAAAGCCGTGGCCCCACTCGTGGGTCTGCTGGCTCGTGGTGAGACCTGCGGTGACATAGCTGTGTTCGTAGCGGTCGCCGACGATCTCGCCGTCCACCACTTCCCAATCCCATGCGGCATTGCTGTCCAGCACGGCATAGCGGATCGCGCTGTTCGGGATGACCTTCAAGGTCACACCTGTGAGCACCAGACGCACGCCATTGCGCAGCTTGATCGAGGCATTCACCGCGTCAATCTGGTACTCGCCCGGCGCCACCACCACCGTCCCGCCATCGCTGGGCAGGCTGTTGATGGCTTTCTGGATGCTCGCCACGTTGGGCGAGAGGTCCACGGTCGTGCTGCCGATCTTCCGGCTGTAGTCGGTCACTTAAAGCCCCTTGGCGTGCCAGTCAGGCGAGTCGCCGATAACGATTTGAGGCTCATCCCTAGCCGGAGTAGTCCGCCACACCAGCGCATCGCTCCCCGGTGCGACACGCATTGAGCCTTCTGGCAGCTTGTTGCGCGCGAATATCGACGCGAACAACTCATCAAACAGCTCGTCAACCTTCACCAAAGCCACCCATCACTTGCCCCTCGCCCAATCACTCAGCGCCTTGTGGCGATTCATGCAGGTGTTGTGCCGCTCTACTGCGATCCCGGCCCAACGGGCCAAGTCATCCAGCGTCATGCCCCTGTGCGTGTCCGGCAGCGCCTCGCAGAGCTGCACAGCGTCAGGGGGCGGCTGCCGGCTTGCCTGCGTCGATACCGTCCTGCAATGCGTCAACCACGGCGTCAGGCACAACACAAGCAGGGCTTGTCGGATGGTCATGGACTACTCGCTCCACCTTGCTGCCCGTTTTCGGAAGGGCAGACAGCGCCTTGCGAAGCGCCTCGTCCTTGTCGAACGCCTGCTTCTGCCAATACTCGACCTGCGCGCGTTCGGCCTTCAGTTCGGCGTTCTCGCGCTCCGTGCAGTCCTTGCGGGCTTCCGTGCCACCTAGGCGGTACATCCAAGCCGTGTAGGCGAGGAAGGCCGCCAGCGCCAGCACAGAGCCAATCTCGCGGACGTAGGGGATTCTCAGCGCCACGATGCCCGCTCCTCGTCAGACGGCATGGGCACGAACAGGAAGCAGCCGAACGTGTGGACATAGAAACAGGCAGACGACAACGGCGACGACCGCCAGCGCCGCCTCTACCAGCGCCAGGAGTGCGGCCAGCTTCATTGTCGTGCCCTCAACTAAAGTCCAGCCCGCCCGAGGGCGGGAGGAGGTCCAACGTCACGAGGGGCGTTGGAGATGACTTGTCAGCCGTATGGCTTATGTCCGCGCGGACGTGGCGGGTTATGCACCCGCACGATATGCACTTCCGGCGCAGGCGGGTTTGGCGGGTTTGGCTCGCTTGGATCGCGGACCGGCTGATACCCGTGCGTCTGCCCGCACCAGCATTGGTTGACTGTGTGGGACTTCGCTCCTTTGAGCGACCACACAATGCCTGCGAACGCTAGGCAATAGAGCAGAATTGTCACTAGCGTATAAGCCATCATTTCATCCTCGCGGCCAGATCGCCGCCACCAACTGCGCCCACTCGCCGCCCGTCATGTAATGCCACACGACCAAGCCCGCGCCGATCACGGCGACAAAGGCGGTCAGCAGCGTGGCGCGCTTGTTAGGGGTCATGCGAACACGCCATACAACGCGCCGCAGATCGCCACGGTCAGCAGGTTGCGTGCGAATGGCTGAAAGGCCGGAGCCTGTAGCGGGCGAATCTCAGTCATCAGGGGTCACGGTCACCGCGAATAAACGCGCACAACTCCTCGCGCGGGTCGCCATACAGCGCCAGTCGCCAGAGACGAGCACGCCAAGCGCGAATCGGCGCGTGAAACTGCTCCAACGCAATCCCCAGCCAGCTACCAACGATGAGGCAGGCAAGTCCGACAAGAAACAGCGCCATCAGTCCGTCCCGCCCACCTTATAGTCGTCCGCCTCGCCCACGCCGTCCTTCGCGTAATGCGCCAGCCGGAAGGCCAGCACCGCGCACATCCACGACAGCCAGAAGGCGATGCTTTTCACAGTCGCCACCGCACGACGCGCCATTCGCCGTTGTGCATCGTCACCGTGCGCAGGTACGGGCCTGTCGCCATCCAACGCCAAAGCGCGGCAGCATGATCCCAGCGCAGAACGCCCTTGTCCTCGCGGCGAGTGATCCTCGGGTAATTCATGCCCTGCCCTCGCACACAGCGCGCTCATCCGCCCGTCGCAACACCAAGCCGCGCATCACGCGGCCCCCGGCCATCCGGTACACGTCCAGCGAGGCGCACGTCCGCGCCCAATCCCCGGCCCGTGCGTGCTTCCCCAGCATCCCGCTGCACACCGGCTGCGGACCAACGTTGAACGTCAGCGACACCAGCGCCGCCTCCACGCGGGTGGGCATGGGGCGCGCAATGCAGCGCCGCACGATCGCGTCCGCCTCGTGCAGATCGGCCTGTAGGAGCGCCTGGCACTCGGCCAGCGTGTAGCCCTTGCCGCGCACCACGTCCGGCCCTGTGTGGCCGTAGCAGACCGTCCACGGTGCGCCACCCGTCGCCGGGTCGGGATAGGCGTAGTACCGCACGCCCTCCCATTTCGCGACCAGCGGAGCCGCCAGCAGCAGAACGGCACTCAGGCCGCCTGCGATGAGGCGCTTATTCGCTGCCATGCTCGCGGATGTCCGCCAACTTGGCCGCGTGCAGCTCGGCATCGCGCCGATCCTGCCTGCGCCGGTAGTACCACTGGATACACACGCCGATGACCGCCAGCAGCAAGCCGCCAAAGGCCGCCACATCGTTGGCCGTCAGCCAGCCCCACAGGACAACGCCTGTGCCGCCCTGCGCGACCTTGTGAGCGATCCCCGCCACAACGGCGTCTGTGGCTTGATCCTGCACGCGCTTACCCCTGTTGGCGCAAGCGCCCCTTAATTCAGCGTCCGGTCGGCCGGCGCTGCGTGTTCCTCGATCACCCGTTTGCACAGCGGCACCACGTCGCCTGCGTTCTGGCAGCGCACGAAGATGGCCTCGCCGGGGTACGTCACGACAATGGCCGCGACGCCCAACCGTTCGTAGCAGCGCAGCAGGTCCATCGCGGCCAGATCAAGCTCTGCGAGCGCGTCGTCGTCCACGCGGAGCCTCCTTCGGTTCCACGCGAAACACCTCGACCGGCTCGGACGTGTTGGCGTCGAACTTCGCCGCCACCGCCACCGCCTCGGCCGGATTCCTGCCGCACTCCATCGCCGCCATCGCGTATGGTCCGCCGGACCCCACCGCGATGAACGCATCCATGAAGGGCATCAGCTCCATGTCCTCGTCCAAGAGGTACACGTCGCCCGCCCCGGTGACGATCAGGCACTCGAACTCGCCCTCGTCGCCGAAGTCCGGCTTGTCCGCTTCGGGGAAACCCGCCTCGGCCCACCGCTGGATCTTCAGGATGTCGGCCAGCTTGCCGCTGGAGCCGATCAGCCCGCCGCACTTCAGGCGCTTGACCTTGTGCGTGCGGAACTTGCGCCCGCCTGCGGAGACCTGCGTATCGGCGGCCATCGTGCCTGCCGAGTACGCTATCGTGGTCACGCGGCGGCTCCGAAAATAGGTTGCCCGGACGCACCGCAATGGCGCTCCGGGCAAGCCCGCCTCTTATGGCTTGGCCGCAACCTGGAGCGTGCCGGGAAGCTGTGCGGGCTAGACCCCTAGTGCAACACGGGAATCCGCGATCCGCACTTCCGTTCAGATTTTTCTGTCGTGCATCGCGACTTGGCGAATGGCGACCTGCATCCGAATCCAGTATTCGTCCAGACTGGCCTTCAGGCGGGCGTAGATGGTGTCCCGCAGGCAGCGGTAAGTCTTGTGGTGGACGCCCACCGCATCGGCCGTGAGCGTGTACGGCTGCATCTGGCGGGAATTGACGAGCATGTGCAGCGCGTCCAGCCCAGCGGCATACGCCAGCTCATCGCTGTACGCATCCCGGCGCACCCCGCCCGTCATGCCATAGGCCACAGTGAAGGCGATCACCCAATCCTTCAGGCGCGACATAGGGAGCGCATCGCCGGCCAGCGCGGCGCGATACATCCCCCAATTCGGGAACCCATTGCGCCACTCGGAACGCACCAGTCGGTCTGCGTCCACAATGACCGCAGTCACCGGGCCAACCAAGATCGTTTCAAAGTCCGGCCCGCGCAGGGTGTAGTCGGCCTGCACCTCGATGGCGGTTTCTGCACTCATCGGCGCGTCCCGATGTAGAGGTTCAGGCCGGCAAGCGCCGTATCGAGCATGGCAAGCCATGCATGACCGCTCGCCGCCTGCACCACCGCGACCATCGTTAACGCACCAGACACCCAGAAGTTGAAGCCCCTCATGCCGCCCTCCCCTTGGGTCGCTTGGGCTTGGGCTGCACCTCAATGGGCTTCAGGCTGTCAGGCGCGATAAACGTCCTCCCGTTAACCTCGAATCCAAGCGCAACCGTGACGTAAGCGCCAGGATGCGTTTGGCGGGCCTGCTCGCACGAATGGAAATACTCGACGGTCGGCTCAGAGAAGGGGCCGTTTTCGTAAATGACCGCCTTAAAGTAGTTGTGCCACTCGTTAGGCTCGGGCAGGTAGATCGTGTGATTCACGACCTTGGGTCCTACCTCATTCGTCCGCCCCGTCAGCGCCAGCCATGCTTTCTTGAGTCGGTTCATGCCGCCGCCTTGAGCTTTGCGCCGCCCGGTTCGGAATGCGTGCCCTGCGACCAGCCTTGGCAGTCGCGGCATTGGTAGCGGGCATAACGGCGCGTCGCCGTCTCGCGGAACCCGCGCTGCTGGAGGCGGTCGCTGCCGCAGTACGGGCAGGCGTGGCCCTCGCGGATGCTCCAGTTCGGCAAGCCACGCACCCAGCCTCGGGCATGCAGCACGTCGAATACCTGCTCCGTGAGCTTCGTGTCGCCGATGTTGTAGCGGCGCATCAGGGCTTGCGCCTTCGTGCAGCCGGCCAGCACGTCGGACCACAGATCGAACCCGCCCGTGCGGACCTTGCGCCCGACACCGAGATAGCCCGCCACGAAGTCCAGCTTGTAGCTCGGCAGGTACAGGTGGTGCTTGACCGACTTCATCAAGTCCACCTTGGCGAACGGTGCGGGACGCCCCAGCCCGTGCTTGACGAACATTGCGTTCAACCACCGCACGTCGAAGCGATCGCTGTTCCACCCCATGACCGCATCGGCTTCGTCCAGCAGCGTGTGGGCCTTGCGGACCATCGCGCGCTCGCCGTCCTCCCACTCGGCCGCGAAGTGAACCTTGCGCTCCCCGTGGAACTTGGCCGCGAAACTCAGCAGGCCGCCGCCGTCGATGATCTGGTTGATGCCGATGCGCTGGTCCCACAGGCCCCAGCAGTGGGCGGTGATGGGCTTCGTCTCGATGTCGAGCGTCAGGAGCCTCATACCTTGTGCCTCCGCGTATAGGCCACCGCCCCGCCAATCAGCCCGCCTCCGATGATTCCGGTGAGCATGGCGTTGGGGCCGACGCCCATGTGCGAGGCGCAGAGGTTCCCCCACACGAAGGACAGGACGACGATCACGACGTACCTCAAGGTGCGTGCTCCCGGCCCTGCGGCTCGCCGGCCCAGCCGTTGGTTTCGATGGGTTCCCAGGCGTAGGTGCGGACGGCTGCGCCGATCACGTCACCCCACGTTCCGGCTGCGCGCTTCCAGTAGGTCAGCCCAAGGCCAACCCCGGCGACCGTAATCCCGGCCCCGACTTGGAATCCGTTGCAGACGAACGACACGCGCAGCAGGTCAACGCCCGCGCCATCCTTCAGGCTGCGCCATTGGTTCTCGGTGCGAAGGGTCAGGCGCTGTCCCTCCATCCACGCGATGTAGGCCGCGCCAAAGGCGACGCCACCAGCGATTGCAGCCAAGACGTTGGGTGAGGCAGCGCCCCACGCAAACGCGCCCACGAGGCACGCAATGAGCTTCATGCCTCACCCCGGTACGCTTCGCCGGCCTTCAGTCCGTCCGGCTCCTCGGCCGCGCGATCCAGCATCGCCTCGACCAGCCCGCCACCATCGGCGGTATGCCCGTCACGCACAGCCGTAGTCAGCGGCGGCGGATCGGGCGGGTCGAACGCCTGCGGGTTGATGAGCAGCAAGTCGCGGTTGATCCGCGCCAGCGCCCCGAAGTTGACCTCGCCATTGCGGCGGGCCGGCAACGTGACCGTCAGCGTGGTGCTGTTGTCGTCGT